ATAGACGCCATACAACGGGCCTTGGCGGCCAAAACGTCAGGAGCTTGAGTGTCTACCGCGTCAACGGATTTTGATGGCTTGTAGGCCGCCGTATTAAGCGCAGGGCGCTGATCTTCGATTAGTTCCAAAAATTCTGGGAGGGTCGGCGGCCAATTTTTGGTCGTGAGCGCGTTGACGGCAGCGGCGATTTGCCGCATCGGATAGGCAGCGATTTCCTCCGACCAGCATTTTTTAACGTCGGCGGGGTTGATGCCCGCCCATTGATCGGCAAATTTAGAGCCGTACATCAGCGCCATGCGAGCGAATAACCGCTCAACGGTTTTGGTCGCGGTCGCCGCGTCTAGTCTGGTGTTGACGCTCATATCTCGCCACCGACCAGACCTGCGATTGTACTGGCTCGCCGATCCTGTTTTGTTTGCTGATTTTGGCCGAGCGTTTGATTTTTTCGGACTCCGCCCCAATCAGCGCGGCAGCAATTGCGGAATGCAGCGTCAAAACTTGCATATCTTACACCATTCGCCAAACAATAATCCCTAAAAAAATCGTAATGCGCGTCCGCGTCGTACCCATTCGCATGGCACCACGCCAATAATTTTGCATCTGGTGCCCAATCTCCTATTTGCTGGCATTCGGTAAATGTTTTTTTAAATGTTTTTTTGCTCATCATAGTCGCCCTTATGTTTGATTGTTTGTTTGTCCTGTTTGTTTGTTTGTCCTAACTGCCTGACCCTAGATTGCGCGGTTCGCCGCTCCCATGCCCCCCCTACCCCCCAGAGGGAGAGAGAGCAGGCACCTGACCCTGAGTCGACGTCGGACAGCGCCCCTGCGGGCCCCCGGCTTTGCAGCCCCGCGATTGCTCGCGCCCAGCCCACGCCCGCGCATGGCTCCCTCGTGCTGATTTGTTGCTGAGGGATTTTAAGACAAAAAAAAACGACCTTTAGGGGAGAGGCCCGGTGCACAACGCCGGGCAGGGCCTAAGCCCCTGAACTCTCGCCTAAAAATCGTTTGATGCTGACTGTGCAATCAACTAAAAAATTAAACCATATTTTTACAACATTGTCAAGCCCTGCCGCTCCACGCCTGCGGCAGGGTACTACCGACTCCCAGCGGTCTGACAATCCCAAGGTATGCCGCAGCGCGTGTGTCGATTTACAATTAAAAAATTCCGATTATTTCCTCGACAGAGGGGAGCGGTTTTTTTTTGCCCTTGCCTTTGCCATCGCCCTCCAAGCGCCCGGAACGCTCCCGGATCACCGCGTCTATATGGTACCGCCTCATCGCCGGGATGCCGCGCCTACGCCAGATTGAGACGCAGGCGCGAGTGACGCCGAGCGCCTCCTGTAGTAGGCGGGTTTTGCCGTAAAAATGCTCGTGGATGATCAGGTCGATCTCGGGACAATTTTTGTTTAAGTTTATGATAGGCACCATTTTTTTTTGCTCAGGTTATTGTGTTGACCGTATTTTACGCTCGCGCCGAGATTTTGTCAACCTTGAAAAACATAATAAAAAATTGTTGACAAATGGCAGCACAATCCGTTATAGTGTTGCTGTCGATGTACAGTATTGCATCGACTCCCCGCAGGAGTGTGGCCAATAGGCGAGCGAACGCGGGGACAGCGCGACGGTGCGGCGTACGCGAAACCCTATACGGGGCCACCGATCTGGCAAATCTGCGGAGAAAGCAAGCGCGACTAGCAACAAAATTGCACAGCACAAAATTTTTTTATAGGGAGGCGGCGACCAATGAACTCGCACGACCGAGTTAAATTTTTTGACCAAATCAACGCAATGCACGGACGGACTGTTGACGTAATTCGCGAGTCGATCAGAGCTGGCGCGCTCGACATCAGATACGAGGTCACCGAGTATTTGAGCGTGTATTCTGCCGCCGTTCGTGATTTGTTGGACGAGGAGGATTCTGACAATTAATTAAAAATTTTATGATTTGACGTTTTTGGATTCGCCCGAGCAACCGCCGGCGCGAGACGACTGCGGTCACGACGTGCCCGGCTGGCGCGGACTGCGTGAGATTTTTAATCCGCGCGGCAAAACGGCGCGTGAAGAATTACAGATTCTAGGAGAAAACACATGAACGATATGGTTGTAGGTCAACAAATGGCACTCGGTGCCGAAACGGCATCAACAGCAATGTCGGCGCACGCAAAGGCCATGGCCGAGGCGCGTTATGTCATCGCACTGCGGAACCCGCGCAACTGGGACCAGGTACGGCAAGACGTGATGATGGAGTGTAAGCGCCCATCATTCGCCCACAACAAGAGCGCCTTCTACATCAAGCCGATTGGCGAAGGCGTTGAAGGGCTTGGCATCCGGTTTACCGAAGTCGCGCTGCGCTGCATGAAGAACATTCAGGTTCGCACCGCCGTACTGTTTGAGGATTCGGAAAAAGAGATTATTCGCGTCACCGTCGAGGATTTGGAAAGCACACTCGCCTACGACTCCGACATTTTGATTGCGAAGACAGTGGAGCGGTCCAAACCACTCTCGGATGGTAGCTACATCAGCATGAGAAAAAACAGTTGGAATAAGCCAGTCTACACGGTGCCAGCGACCGAGGATGAAATGCTGAACAAGCGGTCCGCCCTGATTTCCAAGGCCCAGCGCACCCTCGCGCTGCGATTGATTCCCGGCGACATTCAAGACGAAGCCGTGGCGATGATCAAGCGAATCCGCGCCGACGAAGCCGCCAAGGACCCAGCGGCAGAGCGCAAGAAGATCATTGACGCATTCGGCGAGATTGGCGTCCGCGCAAGCGACCTCACGACTTATCTCAACCATTCGATCGACACATGCTCGCCCGCTGAGATTGTAAACCTGCGCGGCATCTACGGCGCGATCAGTCAGGGCGAAGCCACTTGGCAATCAGTCATTGACAACAGGGCCGAAGCCGCGCCAAAAGACGCCGACACTGGCAAACCTGCCTGGACGGACGCCGATTTTTATAAGGCGCTACCCAACTGGGCAAAGCTAATCGAAAAGAAGAATAAAACCCCAGCCGAGATTATCACCACCGCCGAGACAAAGGCACCACTCACGGCACCGCAAAAGCAACGCATCAACGATTTGGCGGCACCGGTCGGCCAAGTCGCCAGCGCCGAACAGGTTGCCGTGATCCGAGAACACGCGGCAGCGGCAGCAATCAACGAGGCCGACATCCTCAAGAAGTTCGACGTGGAATCCATTGAGCAAACGCTCGAATCCATGGTCGATGACGTTTTGAAATACATTGCCAACCCAATGGGAGAGTAACTTGAATATCACCAACAGACAAACACACAATCTTGTTCAGGGCTCACCTGAATGGCACGCCTACCGCAATGCCGTCATAAACGGCATTCGCCGGCTCAACGCCAGCGATGCCCCGGCGATGATGGGCGTATCGCCCTACAAGACGCGGGACCAGCTGATTGCGGAGTACGCAACCGGCGAGACGAAGGAAGTATCGCCGCACGCCCAAGCGTTGTTTGACGCAGGCCATGACTACGAAGCCAGCGCGCGCGTCATCGCGGAGAAGATTATCGGCGACGATTTGTACCCTGTCGTGATGTCGTGCGAGGCTGACGGGCTCCCGTTGTCGGCGTCGCTAGACGGGCTGACGATGGACGCGGAAACCGGCTGGGAACACAAGAGCCTGAACAAGAACCTGCGTGAATCACTCGCGGCCGGGAAAGTCCCCGAACAGTATTTCCCGCAGCTGGAGCAGCAGCTACTTGTGACCGGCGCTAACCGCATCCTGTTCATGGCATCCAACGGGACCGAGGACACCGCACTCTATTGTTGGTACGAGTCGAGCCGCAAACTTCGCGCCAAGCTATTGACCGGCTGGGCTCAGTTTATGCAGGACGTCGCCGCATACAAGCCGCCCGTGGCCGCGCCGGAAGTAGTTGCTGATCCGATCAAGGCGCTCCCGGCGCTGGTTGTCCAAGTTTCCGGCAAGGTCGAAGCCTCAAACCTTGTCGTGTACCAAGAGGGCGCGCTCAGGTTTATTGAGAGCATCAACACCGACCTCAAGACCGACGAGGAATTTGCCAACGCCAAATCAATGGTCAAGTTCTGCGCCGAGGCCGAGGCGCAGCTGGAAGCGACTAAGGCGATGGTGCTTGGGCAAATGAGCAGCGTCGACGAAGTGATTAAAGCGGTCGCCTTTGTCCAAGAGCAGGTGCGCCAGAAGCGCCTCACGCTGGACACGCTGGTCACGAACAAGGAAACTCAGATCAAGAACGAAATCCGCGAGCGTGGGCCGCGTGAAGTCGCCGCACACATCACCGCCCTGAACGCGCGCATCGGCAAGCCTTACATGCCGAACATCAATACCAACTTTATTGAAGTCACCAAAGGCAAGCGCACGCTCGCCAGCATGAACAGCGCCGTGAATGACGAAGTGGCGCGCGTGAAGATCGAAGCCGACACCATTGCCAACCGCATCGAGAAGAACCTACTCACGCTCAAAGAGTTGGCGGACGGATATCAAACGCTGTTTGCCGGTGACATCAAAGACTTGGTGTTGAAAGCGAATGACGACCTAACCGCCGTCATCGGATCGCGCATTTCCAAACACCAGCAGGAGCAAGCCGCGAAGATCGAAGCCGAAGCGAAACGACTGGCCGACGAAGCCGAGCGTACGCGGATCGCTGCCGAAGTCAAAGCCCAGGCCGAGGCACAAGCAAAAGCGCTGTCGGACGCAAAGTTGGCTGCTGTTGCAGTTGCGCCGGAGCCGATGGTTGCGCCACTGGTAACGCCAGTGGCACCGATTACGACAGTTGCCGCGGTGGTGCCGGTTACGACCGTAGCGCCGCCGATGCCGGGTGCGCGAGAGCATCTAGTTGCAGCGATCAACAGCGAATTACAAACTCTATCGCTCCCGCAGCTAAAGGAAGTTTTTGCATTTATTGAATCAATCAGCGACGACCAAGCTGCATGACCTACGCACAGCGAATTTGGGACGCTTGCGAACACCGCACCGAGATATCCGACCTGAAACACTTGATGGAGTACCGAGACTTGAAGAAAAACCTATGCCTAATGACGCAGGACGGATGCCTTAAACGCTTATCAAAGGGCGTCTATATCCGCGCGGGGAACAGGCCGGAAGATGGGCGCAGAGCGCACCCAAAGCTGAAATATTCGGCAGAGCGCGTGTGGGGGATATGATGACAAACTTGACGAGGTGACTAAATGATTACAAAAATATATTTGACGTTTTTGCAATGGCGCGAACAGTGCCACCGCGCATCGTATACGCGCCTGCTGGCCGACTACGCGAGCGAGATGCGGCGAGTGCAGACAAAAATTTTTGACACTGAGCGCGAGATCGGTCTAATCAAAACCAAAATCGCAAACAAAAAAATAAAAATTGTCAAAATGAGGTTGCAAAAATTGTGAAAAACCACAATAAACGCACAATTTTTGCGCTCGCGCTCCTCACGATTTTTTGCGCGCTTGGCGCGGCTATAGCCTCAATGACGTTTTATTTTTTTGTTGTCCCGGAGATTGACGCAGCCGCAGACAGGCGGGCCGAATCGGCCTATGTACGAGGCGCGATGGTGGCGATAAGCGCAGCGCCTACGCGCTGCCAGCAATGGCAGCTTAGAGCGCGGAGGGCGGTTTGTGATGACTGATCATAAGCCAGCGCCACATAATTTTTGATATTCGGCAATCACGGACTGCGCGGCTGAAAGTTGTGCGACGACGGCGTCGGCGTCGTTAACGAGGTCAAAAAGATTTCCAGCAGTCGCTTGCGAAAGTTCGGTCGCCTCTCTACCATCACGTCCGAGGGTGGAGGCGGTAGGGTCACTGGTTGCGGACAACGCTCGACAATCGTTTTGCTCAGTGGCGTCATCGGGACGGTCGAACAGCCGGAGGCTGCCGCGCTGCACACTGCTACGATCATAATTTTTTTTAGCATCGACATTTTTTATCTCGCGTTGGTAACGGGTTGACACGTTTGCAATCGCTTGGGCGCTGCGCCGCTCGCTCGAGCGGTTTGACGCATTGGCCGCATCTAACTGAGCCTGCCAGTGCGCGTCGGATTTGCTCATTTTAATCTGCCAGCGGTCGCGCTCTGCCTGCACTCCAGTATCGCGCACCCACCACACCGCACCAGCGAGCGCGGCGACGGCGGCCAATGCCGCAGCGATGCGCCAAAACGGCAGCACAACATCGAGCCACATGCGGATCGCGGAGATCACGCGACAGCCTCATCGTCGGTCGTGTTCGTGCAACTGTTTTCAACGGTGATGAAAATCTGTTGACCTATCGCGTCCGCTCGCGTGAGTTTGTCAAACAATCGATCAAACGCGGCGCGAGAATACGCGACCCCCTCGCCGTCGTCGTCAACGGTCAGGCCCGGCAGCAAACACCCCTCGGTGTCGTCGGCGTCGTTGCCCGGGTGGATTCGGACGCCACTAAACCCGGGGACGCGATTGAGCAATGGCAAAACGCGCTTAAAACGCGGGGACTGCGTGAGGGTGATTTGATAGGTGCCTACAGGTATGGCCGTTGCGCCGTGCGTTTTCCAAGCGGCGACCGAAACGCCCTCAATCTCTCGCACCACGTCCTCTAGTATGTAGCACTCGAATTTGCCGTCAACAAACAACTCTCCGACGGTGCAGGCCTCCGATGACGAGCGGCGTTTTAGCTCTAATTCCATTGCGCCTCCTCTTTTTTTGCATACTTGGGCAGGCCGTCGCGCCACGCGCTAAACCCAAGCAAAATATGCGCGAGCACAGCAGCGCCTAGCACGATTTGGATCCCGGTTGGGTGGTCGCCATACGTCCAACTAAAGGCCGAATAAAAAAACACCGCGAACCAAATTGCGTATTGAAATCGGATTGGTTTTTTTGTTGACGCGCCCATAATCCGCAGCCGGCAAATACAACAAAATCCGCCGAGGGAGCATATAAAAAAATTGATTGCAGTGAGCAACTCCTGAGTCATGGTCGATCCACCCGGCGCGAGATTATGGTTTGTATGGTGTCGCCGAGCCACGAACGCAGGCTAGAGTAGTCGCGAATCCAACCGATGGCAAATGCCACCGGAATGAGCGAATACCGCGGCTTGATGGCCGGCATGACGTGCTGCAATAGCTCGGCGAGTCCTACCGTGAGGATGGTCGCCAGCAGCACGCGCAACAACACATAGCCAAGCGCCTGAGGCACCGTCATCGACTCGTCATTGCCTGACAAAGACACCGCTGCGCCAGCGCACGCGCAGGCCGCGATCCCGGCGTATGGGCCGACAAGCCCGGCTAGCTCCCTGCTCGTCACCAGCGCCAATATGGCGACCACGACGGTTATAAAATCCTGCGGGTCAGTCTGCATTTATAGACGCTCCACAAAAAGAATAATAGGTACAGCGTGACCGACGTGGCCTGTACGGGTAGTCCGGTCACATAATCGCATACGGTCGTGCCACGCGGTATGCTGCTGCCATTGTCGACAAGCAGCCTGCATGTCGCATTTTGTAACCCCTCAGACGCGCCTACAAAGCACGCCGTTGACGCGAGCGCCCACGCAGCAGATCGTGGGTATGAGTCAATGAGCAAACGCACCACCACACACAAAACGGCTACCCAAATGCTCTGCTGGATGTACCAAGTTGCATACGGGCTGAATCTTGGCAGCGCCCATTCCGC